GATGATGAGCGTGATGAGATTTATCCATTGTTGTGCGATAACGGACTACATGGCTGGCTTGTTTTGATAGAGCAGCCAGTTATTACCGATGGCACGCCTGATTGTTACTCATCCAGTTGGGGCTATACCTACTATAAATGGCTATATGCGGAGAGCTACGAGGGCGTATTGAAAAAAGCGCAAGAGTGGTCAGAGCAAACAGCCAAAAATGATTTTGAGAAAATTCAGGCAAAAGTTCAGGCAGCCTGAAAACCGAAACCCGCAACGGCGGAGCGGCAAATCCGCCCCTTTAAATCTTTGAAAACAGGAGTAACACCATGAATAAATCCGAACTGATTAAACAAATCGCCGACCGCGCAGGGCTGTCGCAAGCCAAAGCGGGCGATGCGCTGGATGCGTTTTGCGCCAGCGTGATTGATGCGCTGTTGCAGGGCGGCGAAGTAGCCATCATCGGCTTTGGCACATTTAGCACAGTAGAACGTGCCGAGCGCAAAGGGCGCAACCCGAAAACAGGCGAGCCGCTGACCATTGCCGCGCATCGCGTGCCGAAATTTAAAGCAGGCAAGGCGTTGAAAGACGCGGTTAAATAAACCAGAGGCAGCCCGAAACGCATTCCCGTTTTTCAGGCTGCCTTTTTAGGAGCAATACCATGACAAGCGATAAAATCAAACCGCGCTTAATCCGCTTAATCCACATCGCCAAGCAGCAGGTGGGCATGAGCGACAACGACTACCGCGCCCTGCTGGCGAATGTGTCACGCGGCAAAACCAGCAGCAAGGATTTGACCACAGAGCAACTGGAAACCGTGCTGCGCCACATGAAAGCGCAGGGCTTTGTGGCAACAGTTAAAACGCCCGATGGGCGCGAGCGATACAGAAATTTGCCCAACCAGCAGAAAAAAATCCGCTCGCTGTGGCTGGAATTACACGAAGCGGGCGCGGTGCGGATTGCGGCGGAAAGCGCGATGTTTGCTTTTTGCAAAAAGCACGGCGGCGAAGGGTGGGATAAAGACACCGATGCCATGCGCGATATTATTGAGCGGTTAAAAAAATGGCGAGACCGTGCGACATAAGGTTTTTGGGGCAGCTTTTCAGGCTGCCTTTGTTGTTTTATAATATTGATATTATTATGATTTTTGTAACAACGTTTCAAAAATGAAAGGACTCGCATGGCAGACAGCCGCATTCCCGAGCTGATTGCTGATTTGGAAGACCAAGCCACCGCCTGCCTGCTGGCAAGCGTGCCGCACATCAACCGCCCGACCGCCGTGCAAATCAGCAAAAAGCTCGCTCGCTATCTCACCGACAACTGGCGCGGGCAGATTATCTATTTCCCCAAAAACGCAGGCGGCGAGCTGGACGAGCGCGACAAACAGATTTGGGCGGAGTTTGATGGCAGAAACCACCAGCAGCTGGCGAAAAAGTACAACCTTGCCACCCAACAGATTTATCAAATCATCAAACGCGCCCGCGCTGCCGATGCGCAGGCTCGGCAAAGGAGCATTTTTGATGAGTAAGCATTCCCCCGTTTCCCAAAACCCACACGGCGCGTTTTCCCCACGCGCCGATTTTTTTCGCTCCGCAATCCGCCGTTAAAGCAAAAATAGCGATTAGACCAAAATAGACCACCCCAGCAGCGCGATGCGCCGTTCAAACGAGCGTTTGCCTATTCCGCGCCTTAAACGCGCTTAAAACGCAACAGAGCGCGATTTTTGCCCGCAGCCGTTTTCAGGCTGCTTTTTTTAATGCGCGTTAAAAGTTTTTCAGGCTGCCCATATTCATAATCCACCGCAACCAAACCCACGAGACACCGCTATGCGCCATGAAATCTTCCGCGCTGGCACTCGCACGGACAACAGCGGGCGCACGATTACGATTACCCCCGAGCAGGTTGCCGCGATTGCCAGCCACTATTCCCCCGACAAACACGAAGCCCCGATTGTGGTCGGGCATCCCAGCACCAACGCCCCCGCCTATGGCTGGGTAGGCAGCCTGAAAGCCGAAAACGGCACCTTGTTTGCCGATTTCGCGCAGGTGGATGATGACTTTGCCGAGCTGGTTAAAAAAGGACGCTACAAAAAAGTTTCCGCCAGCTTCTATCCGCCGAACCACCCGAGCAACCCGCAGCCTGAAAACTGGTATCTGCGCCATGTCGGCTTTTTGGGTGCTCATCCGCCTGCAGTTAAAGGATTGGCGGCGATTAACTTTGCCGACGATGAAGACGGCGTGGTTTCTTTTGGCGAGAGCGACTGGCTGCTGGCGCGGATGCTGCGCAATTTGCGCGAGTGGCTGATTGGCAAAGACGGCATCGAAGCCGCCGACCGCGTGCTGCCCGACTGGCAGATTGAAGCCGTTGCGCCGCCTGTGCCCGAGCCTGAAGCCGAGCCTAATTTTTCCGAACCCCCTGCAAAGGACGACACTATGACCCCTGAACAACAACTGGAAGCCGAGCGCGCCGCGCGGGAAAAAGCCGAAGCCGACGCCAAGCAAGCCCGCGAAGAGTTGGCGAAACTGCAAGCCGAGCAAGAGCAAGCCCTGCGCGATGCTGTGCACCAGCAAAACGCCGATTTTGCCGAAGGCTTGGTTAAAGCAGGCAGCCTGAAACCTGCCGATAAAGATTTAATCGTTGCCGTGCTGGATTGTGCCGATTATCCCGACACTGCGCCCGCCGATTTTGGCGAGGGCAAAAAGCTGTCGGACGCGCTCAAAGACTTTTTGCGCGGCGGCGCGCCGATTGTGGCAGCAGGCGAAATTGCTACCACCGAACGCGTAGGCAGCCCGAAAACAATCGGCAGCAGCGACTTTGGCGAATACGCCGACCCCGACGCGCAAAGCCACCACCAGCGCGCCCTAGCGTTGGCAAAGCAAGAAAACATCCCCTATGAAGAAGCGGCGCGCCGCACCATCAATGCTTAAAAGGAAGCCCCCATGACTACACATTTACGCAACCTGCGCGGGCAGATTGACCCCGTTTTAACCAACCTTGCGCTGGGCTACAAGCAAGCCGAGTTTATCGGCGAGAAGCTGATGCCCGTGGTGTTTACCGACAAAGAAGGCGTGAAAGTCCCCAAATTCGGCAAAGGCTCGTTTGTGGAGCACGCCACCGAACGCGCGGTGGGCGCAGCCAGTAATGTGATTACGCTGGACACGCCGCATTATTTGCCGATTGTGCTGGAAGAGCATGATTTGATGGCGGGCGTGGATTACCGCGAAGCAGCCGAAAGCCTGTTTGACGAGCGCGCCAAAGCCACGCGCCGCGCGGTGCTGGGCGTGCAGCTGCGCCAAGAGCTGGAAACCGCTGCGCTGTTGCAAGCCAAGCAGTCTTACGAGAGCGGGCATTACAAAGACCTGTCCGCCGCCACCCAATGGAGCGATGCCAACGCCAACCCTGTGAGAGACGTGGCAGACGCAAAAGAAACCGTGCGCGCCGCCTGCGGCGTGAAGCCGAATGTGTTGGTGCTGGGCGCAAGCGTGGCGCACGCGCTGTCGTACCACCCTGCGCTGCAAGCCCTGCTCGGCAGCGGCGAGCGCAAATTGATTACGCATGAGCTGCTGAAAATCTTGTTTGAAGTGGACGAAGTAGTGATCGGCAATGCTGTGTTCGCGCCTGCGCCGAATAAGCAGACGGGCGATGTGTGGGGCAAATTTGCCGCGCTGATTGTGCGCCCGACCGTGCACAGCTCGGGCAACGACGAAGGCGAGCCTGCCTTTGGCTACACCTTTCGCCGCAAGGGTATGCCCGTAATTGACCGCTTTGAGCAAAACGGCGGCAAAACGGAATACGCCCGCTATACCGACATCCGCAAGGTGGCTGCCGTGGGCGGCGCGTGTGGGTTCTTGTTTGATAAGGCTGTTTGATTGTTGTTTCAGGCTGCCTGAAACGATGAGGCAGCCTGAAAAGGAGTAAGCATGAAAAAGCTAGAAGGCTATCAATTAGCCGCTTTGATTGAACGCGCGGAGTATCAACGCTTTGGTGCAACCACCACCGTGTGCGCGTTGATTTTGAATAATGGCTTTGTGGTGATTGGTGTTTCAGGCTGCCTGACCCCCGCCGATTTTGATGAAGCCATTGGGCGTGATACCGCCTACAAAGACGCGTTTGCCAAATTATGGGAGCTGCAAGGCTTCCACCTGAAAACCCTATTTGCAGAAAGTGAGGCTTCCGATGACTCCAACTAAAAAAATCGTGCTGGTAACTACCGCGCAAGCCGCTGCGCCGATTGTGGCGAACCGCTTTATCGGCTTTGATGGCAAACAAGCCAAAGCCGCCGCGCCTGTGCTGGGCGTATCGCCGCGCGATGCCGAAGCGGGCGACACTATGGCGGTGGAATGCGTGGGCATTGCGCTGGTGGAAGCGGGCGGCGCGGTGGCGGCGGGCGCGAAAGTGGCATCCGATGCCAACGGCTGCGCGGTGGCGGGCGAGACCCAAGCCGCAGGCTATGCCGTAACTGCTGCCGCTGCGGCGGGCGATGTGATTGCCGTATTGCTGAAAGGTTAAGCCATGACGAAATTTTATTTGGCGAACACGCCGCTGATTTTGACCGATGACAACGGCACGGATTACCGCGTGGAGCGCGGCGAAGTGGCAGAGTTGAGCGACGCGCAGTATGAGCAGGTTGCCGCGCACGTTACGCCTGTCGGCACGCCCGAGCTGATGCAGCCTGAACCGCAGCCTGAAAACGAAGCGGCGGCAAATACAGACAGCGACCCTGCGCCGCAGCCTGAAAAAGCCAAGCGCGGCAAGGGCGACAAAGCCGAGTAAGCCGCCATGTATATCAACGCCGATGATTTAGCCCGCGCCATGAGCAAAGCCGAGCTGACGCAGCTGACCAATGACGACCCGCGCGCCACCGAGCCGAACGATGATGTGGTGCAAACCGCCATTGCCTACGCCTGCGATTTGGCAGACGGCTATTTGAGCGGGCGTTATCCGCTGCCGCTGGCGAGCGTGCCGACCATTCTGCCGCCGCTGTGCATCAACATCGCGCGCCACTTTTTGCATTCGCGGCGGATTAACCGCGCCGATTTTCCCAAAACGCTGGAAACCGCGTATCAGGCTACGCTCAAAACGCTGGAACAAATCCGCGACGGCAAAATCCATCTCGGCATTGATACCGCCGACAAACCCCGCCAGCCCGAGCGCGGCGCGTATCACGTCCGCGCGGCGGCAAAGCATGATTGGAGCGGCTACTGATGTCTGCCACCCAGCCGATTATTGATGCGCTGCGCGACCATGTGCAGCACGCGATTCCGTGGGTGCAGGTGGACGAGTTCCCCGAGCGCCCTGCCGATTATCAGTTTATCCACCCAACAGGCGCGGTGCTGGTGGCGTATCAAAGCAGCCAGTTTAAGCGCATTGAAGGCTTGGGGCATATCGCCCAGCAGCGCGACATCACGCTGCAATTAACCGTGATTGGCGCAAGCCTGCACGGCGAAAGCGGCGCGTTGGCGATTTTGGATGCGGTGCGCCTTGCCGTGGTCGGCTTTGCCCCGCCCAACTGCCTGCCCTGCCATTTAATCCGCGAGCAGTTTTTAAGCGAGACGGCGGGCGCATGGCAATACGCGCTCACGGTGCAAACCGAAACCCAGCAGGTAGAGCTGCGGCAGCCTGAAAACCTGACCACCCTTGTGCGCACACTGCACCGCCAGCGCGGCGCGCCGCTTGACCCCCAGTTAAAACCCAAACAGCCATAGGAGACACCACATGGCAGCAGCATTCCACCACGGTTCAGAAACCATCCGCATTGACGGCGGCTCATCCCCCGTTTACACCGTTGACGGCGCGATTACCGCCATCATCGGCACCGCTCCCACGGGTGCGGTCAACGAACTGACCCTGTGCCAGACCGGCAAAGACTTTGCCAAGTTTGGCACGCTTACAGGCAGGGGCTTTACCATCCCCGATGCCGCCCATATTTGGACGCGCTACCAATCGGGCATCGCCTATGTGGTCAACGTGTGCGACCCCGCCAAACACAAATCCAGCGTAACAGGCGAAGCCTTAACCATAGACCCCGACACGCTCATTGCCCGCACCGCGCACGGCGCAATCCAAGCAGGCAGCTACACGCTCAACGGCAACGGCGGCGCGTTGGTGGAAGGGCGCGATTATGTGGTAAACGATTTGATTATTGGCGAAATCCAATTCAAAACCCTGCCCACCACGCCCACCGCCGATTACAGCTACACCGACCCCGCCAAAGTAACCGAAGCCGACATCATCGGCGGCTACGTTGCCGCAACAGGCAAGCGCACGGGCATGGAGCTGGTGAAAGAAGGTTTTAACCGCTTCGGCGCAGATGCCAAAATCATCATCGCACCCGAGTTTGACCGCACCGCCACCTGCACCGCCGCGCTGATTACGCTGGCGGACAACCTGAACGCCATTGCTTATGTGGACGCGCCGCGCGGCACCACATTGAGCCAAGCGATTACAGGGCGCGGCAACTTGGGCAGCATCAACTTCAACACATCCAGCGACCGCGTTCAGCTCTTTTTCCCACACGTTGTCGGGCTGCTCGGCGTAGAAAGCCTAGCCACCCACGCCGCAGGCTTGCGTATGAAAACCGATGTGGAACACGGCTACTGGTTCAGCATTTCCAACCGCGAGCTATCGGGCGTAACAGGCTTGGAAATCGGCTTAACCGCGCGCGTGGACGACCCACAATCCGAAACCAACCGCCTGAACGAAAAAGGCATCACCACCGTGTTCAACAGCTACGGCACGGGCTACCGCTTATGGGGCAACCGCTTGGCGTGCTTCCCCAGCGTGTCGCACATCAAAAACTTTGAAACCGCGCAGCGCACAGGCGATGTGATTGACGAGAGCCTGCGCCGCTTTGACCTGCAATACATGGATTTGCCGATAGACGAAGCCTTGTTGGACACACTGCTGGCGGGCTACCGCACCTATTTTGGCACGCTGCGCTCTATTGTCGGCTTCACGGTCAATTTGGATTACGACTACGATTTGGTGGACGCATTTTCCAAAGGGCAAGTGCCGATTGTGTACGAATACACGCCCAAGCTGCCGATGGAGCGCGCCACCAATACCAGCGTGATGACGCGCAAATACTTGGCGAACTTGGTGTCCAGCAGCTAATCCGCCAATCACTAAAAGGAAATCAACATGAGCGAAATCAACGCCATTTACAACGCCAACGTGTATCTCAACGGCACAAACCTAATGGGGCAAGCCGCCGAGTTTAAAATGCCTGAAATTGAAATCAGCCAAGATGAACACAAAGGCTTGGGCATGGTCGGCACAATTAAGCTGCCCAGCGGCGTGGAAGCCTTGGAGGGCGAGATTACTTGGAACAGCATTTATCCTGCCGTTGCCGAGAAAGCCTACCACCCGTTTAAAGCCGCCACGCTGATGGTGCGCGGCAACCTGCAAACCTTTAACGCGCAGGGGCTGAAAGAGGAAGTGCCTGTGGTGGTAACGGCTACCGTGATGTTCAGCAAAAACGCGGTGGGCACATTTAAGCCCAAGGAGAAATCCGAACACCCGACCACCTTCCAAGCGCACGAAATCCGCGTGGTGATTGCGGGGCGCGAGACCTTGTATTACAACGCGTTTACCAATGTTTACCGCGTCGGCGGCGTGGACGCGTTGAGCCAGTTCCGCAAGAATATTGGCGCGTAACTTTCAGGCTGCTTGAAACAGCAAAACCAATCTTTCCAACAAGGAGAGATTGGTTTTTTTAATGCGCGTTAAAAGCCGTTAAGGCAGCCTGAAACGATAATTTGTCCTGTTTTTAACCTCTTTAAGACAAGGAAACCATCATGGCAACAACCGCAAAACAACTCACCCAAGCCCTAAACGGCGAAACCACGATTGAACTTGCCTACCCCGTGCGCTTGGCAACAGGGCAGTTGCTGGAAAAAGTAACCGTGCGCCGCGCCCGCGTGGGCGATTTGCGCGCGGTGGCGCACATTGCCAGCGAGACCGAGCAGGGCTTGGCGCTGGTATCGCAGATTACGGGCTTAGTCCCCGAAGATTTGGATATGCTGGATTTGCAGGATTTGGAGCGTATCCAAGCCACCTTTCGCCCCCAAGACGAAGGGCAGCCTGAAAACCCAGCAGACGCTTGATGCCACGCTGCTTTCCGCCTGCGCCGATGTGGCGTGGTGGTTTGGGTGGAGCGTGCAGGAGATTTACGAGCTGCCCATCAACGAATTTGCCGACTGGCTAGATGAAGCCAATCGGCAGATTAAGGAGCGGTATCGGAAGGGTTAGTGTTTTTGAGCCATGTGGCGGATAAGCAGCGCAGCTTCTTTGAATAGCCCTGCTGCATCGCGTAGCACATAGTAGCCACCCCATGCTGCGCCTATGGCAACTGCCACCACCGCCAGCGCGCCAAAGGCAAAAGCAAGTACACCAATCAGAGCAAGCATTTTGTTTCTTTCTTTAAAAAATTATTCAGTTTCATAAGGATAAAGCATGGCGGCAGAATTATCAATAGCCATCAAGATTGGCGCGGTATTAGGCGGCACATTGGCGGCTATTGGCTCGGTGCTGGGTGGTACGCGCAATTTAGCCAGCAGCGTGTCTATTTTGCAACGCCAGTATGACGTGTTGGGGCGAGCCATTCGCCGCGCCAGCGCATCGGGCAGCGCGGATTTGGCGCGTTTGCAACGGCAACAAGCCGAGCTGGGACAAACCCTAAACCGCATGAACCGCCGTCATACACAATGGCAAGCCATTCAAACACGTTTGGAGTTGGGGCGAGACGCGCGTGAAAAGCTACGCAGCGAAGCCATGAGCGTGATAGCGGGGGTGGGCGCAACTTTGCTGCCCATCAAAGTCGCAATGGACTTTGAAAGCAGCATGGCAGACGTGCGCAAGGTGGTGGATTTTGACATGCCGCAGCAGTTTCAACAGATGCA